TCATGCTGCTTCTCCTTCCATTGTCTCTTCCGCTTCTTCCGTCGCTTCACACTCAACCGTGATTTCCCCATATTCCCATCGCCGGTAAACTTCCGCTATATTTTCTACCGCCCTATCAATCGCCTCGCTGACGTTTTTTTGCGCGATGTCCATAATGGCCGCCGCTTCCTTCTGCGTAAGGTCCAACCCGTAAACCCACGCAATGGCCTCCGTCTGGCGTTCCGTAAGGCCTGCGCTGTTCATCGCGCTGTGTAAATCGATTAGTATATCGCTGGCCGACGTATCCCCGCGAAAACGTGCGGAGCTGATGCGGTGGCGGTCGCGGAGAAGCGATTTAACGCCCGCTGCGTCGTTCAGCGCGTATTTGACGCTGTAATTGCGGCCTTGCGTTGCGATATCGACTTTAACGTGTCCCATATTACGCCGCCTCCAATTCGGGGCTAACTAGCCCGCTGTAATAGTCCCTTACAATCCGATCCTGCCACGTGAAATCAAACGTACTCACTCCGTCAATCTCCGTACCGGTTCCGAGTGTTAATTCATTCCAGCGATAAGGACCGTCAGAATACATATGACTCGCGTCACGGTACCCGTCGCAGGCCCCGTTGCCATGCGAGAACATAAACGCTGAGACATCCTTAACGCTGTGCCACGATGGAACATGCGGATAGAGATTCGAGCGCGTCAGGTAATCGTCGGTGAAATCGTCAAGTAACTCGTCAAGTTGCGTGCGGCCGTCGTCCCATTTAAGTGGCGTCGGATTGCCTTTTGCGTCGTACCCGATATCCGTAACCTTCGCGAAATAGGCCGGCGTCTGCCCCGCAAGAAATCTCGCATCAAATTGCGTAATGTCGTCGTAACCACCTCGCAGGAAGTTCGAGCCCCAACGCTTTTCAGCGGACGGGAGTAGCGGAGTGCCGGGCGGCGCTTTGCGTACGATGAGGATTTGCGTCTCAATCGTCGTACCGGTCAGTGCAAACGTCTCGGCGGGCAGTCCGATCGTAGCGACGTGCCAGCACGTTTTATACAGGAGCTGGCGCGCCTTTTCCGCGTAATTCGCGTAGTTGATACCGAGTGGCAGGACAAACGCGATGTATCCGCCCGGCTTGGCCGCCTTAATCGCGAGTTCGATAAACGCGGACTCCGACTTGCCACGCGCCCGCCCCTTCGTCACCTTTAACGTCTCGAACGTGTCCGGCAGCTCATCGGCCGCGATATCTACCGTCACGCCATAAGGAGGGTTTCCGATCACATAATCGTAGTAACCGCGCAGCCCATGCCGGAACGCGTCGCCCTGGATTACGTTGGCGTGCGGGTAGATTAGTGAGGTTACTTTTGCGCTGGTCTCATCGAGTTCAAGCGCAGTTATCTCGGAATCCTGCGGTAGATGCTCGATGAATACGCCGCTGCCCGCTGACGGTTCGAGAAAGCGCGACCCGACCGGGAAGGAACCGCCCGACAACCCGCGCAACGCCTCGACGATGAAGCGTGCAACGTGCGTCGGCGTGAAGAAAGCTCCGCCGGAATAGGCATTCGGAAGCAGACCGCCCGCCGACGTGTAATTTTCGCGGAGGAACGCAATGTCCTCATCCGTAATCTCTTCGCGTGGCTTCGCAACAATCGCCATCGACCGTACGTTTCCGTCCCATCTTGCGCGTGAAGCTTTTCCGATAGTAAACGCCCCCTTTTCCGTTATTTGAGCGCAGGCCTGGCGGACCCGTACGTGTGAACGTAAGTCCGCCGTAGTATGCGTAAGCCCGCGCCGTTAATCTATTTCGAAAAATTCATACGTTGAAGTTTGCGAATACTTTACGATAGCGATCCGTCTGCCGCGATGATACCGCAGTCAATTACGTACTTTTTGCGCAGATACGAAACCTCGCAGTGTTCGTGGACTAAACCGTCGGTAAAACGGACTACCTCGTCGCCTACGTATATCTCCCCGCCACAATTGAGATCGATACAACGTGCTATAGTTCGCGGCTCATCACGCGGACCTGGCGGTTGGAAGCGGAACTCGGGTGTTCCATAGTCGAATACGTTCATATTACGCAGCCTCCTGCGAGGCCCCAACGCGGGCCTGCGCAATCTGTACGTATTCCGGCTCGCGCTCGATGCCGACGAAGCCGAAGCCCTCGCGCTTGGCCGCTACGAGTGTACTTCCGGAACCCGCGAACGGGTCCAGGACTGTACCGCCAGGAGGCGTTACCAGACGTACGAGCCACGCCATAAGGTCCGTAGGCTTGACGGTAGGATGGGAGTTTAACCGTTTGGTCTCTCCACGCAGGAACGGGTTATCTATCGACTTATTCCGCCCGTCCGTGGTTGTCTTCTCCTCGCGAACGATCTCCTTACCCGTCCAATCCGCGTTACGATCCGCCTTGCTTGCCTTTTTGCAGACTTCGCGCGGCGTGACGTTGAAGTACGGGGAGTAGAACGCGTCGTCGTCCGTTGTGACGCAATTAGCGGGGAAGCGCCCGGCTTCGTGCTGTTTAGTCGTCCCTGTTCCGAAGGAAGTAACGCCCATCGCCTTGCTTGATGAGTACGACATTTTCTCGTCAGTACCAATGCGACAACCGTCGATATTAATCGCACCGGTGCCGTACTTCTCCACCGTTTCCGCAACGGTTCCGGCGAGCGGCTTCCTGGCGACGATAATCGGTTCGTGAGCGGGCTTGAGCGCGGTCCCCCATCCGTCCCATTGACGGGCGAGTTCGGTTGCTGGCGCGGTTAATAGGATAAAATCTCGTTCTGCTACGTTATTACCTCCCCCACCGTAGTTCCCGCCCGTAATAGTCCGCGCCGTTCCTGTTGCTTTATACCCGCCGATGACTTCCCGCGTCACACCAGCCCGTTTATCAAACGCCTTACCAACGTCCATCGACTTTGGAAACCCGCTAAAATAAAGCCACTCGATAACATCGCGGATCTCGAATCCGCCCAATCGCAGCGCAATCGTCATCAAATCCTGCGTACGCGTCCCAGCGAATACAAGCGCATGTCCGCCCGGTTTCAATACGCGGAACACTTCCCGCCATAAATCCGGATGCGGCACGAACGAGTCCCACGTCTTGCCCATGAATCCGCCGTGTCCGTGGTCGTACGGCTCGCCCGCAAGCCATTTCGTAAGGACTTCCGCTATGTTCGGTTCCTTCGATAATCCGTAAGGTGGATCACATACGACGCTATCAAAAAAAATTATCCGGATACTGACGGAGTATTTCCGCTGAATCTCCGCAAAGTACAACATTAATTTCGCTCATTTACTGCGCTCCCTCCCGTTTCTGCCCGCTTATAGACGCTCACCAGCGCCTCCGTCTGTCCCGCGAGATGACCGGCGTCATAACCGCGCTGATAGCCGTTGTTATACGCATCCTCTGCGGCCTTAGCGATAATCTGTTCGTAAGTCTCGCGTATGTTCATTCCGGCCACTCCCCGGTCAGGTACGCCGCGATTTCGTCTATTTGCGCGTACAACTCGTCGAGCGTTCCGTCATTGTGTACGGTAAAATCCGCGCTGTAACCGTCGAGCGCCGTCTCCGTATCGTGTGCGAGGTTGGCCGCTGTGAACGTGTCGCCTGCGTCAATGGCGCGCTGGATGCGCAAATGATCGGGACACTCGACACGAATGAATACGTAGCCGGCGGCCTTGAGCGCGGCGTATTCGTTCGGCTGCCTGCAGTCGCTTATCACTACGTTAGGCCTCAACGTGTGTGCTCCGCTATCAATTTCACGTTTGAACGCCGCTATAAATTCGAGACACTTACGCACCCACACGTCAGGATCACGTTCACGCATCGTCTGGCCGAACCACTGGTAAAGTTCGCGCGGTTTCGTTCCCGGTGCGGGCTCGCCGAACAATTCGTGAGCATAGCGTTTGAGCTCGTCACCGAACGCAAATTGGGTGTATCCGTATTGCTGCGCGAGATAAGCGGCCGCTACGTCCTTGCCTGACCTCATCCGCCCCATTAATCCGATGTTAGGAAGCGTCAAAATGTACACCGCCCTTTCGCGTTAATCTCTGGCGCACTTTCTCGCGCTCGGCTTTGAGTTCCTCTTCCGTATAGAACCGGCTATCAAGCGCCTGGACGTGCGAGAAGCCGCCGGTATCTTTATCGTAGACTGCGATAAAATAACGGCCTTGTTTCGTGAGCCTACCGCTTGGCAACGATTTATAGAAGCGCCATAGCCTGCGTAGGCAGCGGACGGTCGCCGACGTTTTTACTACCGCGAACCATACGAGATAGCTGACAATTACGTAAGCGAGAGATGCGGCGACTACACTCACGCAAACGAATCCGATCCAAGCAAGCGCAGCTATCATTCGAGCCCCACCTCCGGAATGAGAATCGAGGTCATCTTGCGAAAGCCGCGCGCAGGTGACGTCCGGCCACCGTATTTTGCGTAATATTTCTCTTGGCCCTTGTATTGACGTACGGTCTTCCCGTCAGACCACGCGCTGTTAACGTCAATAACCGCGTCAGGATCGAGCGCTTGAAGCATCGCAATCACTTCGCTAACCGGACGCTTCATCAGGCCGCAGCTCCTTCCGTAGAGGAAACGGAGTCGGCCGCTTCCTCCCGGCTGTCGTCGATGACTTTTGGGTTTGTACAGAGGCCTCCATTCTTATCTCCGCAGTCTCTATAGGTATAACAGTTAGGGTTGCGGAAGCCTGAGTCGTCTCTCCAACCGTAGAGTTTGTTGCCTTCGATTTTAATTACGGTCTGCGTATACACTATTCCGCCACAGTCTGCGGATTCGATGATATCCCCTACTCGAATTTCCGTTGGCTTCGGCACGCTCAAGTATTCCGCAGGGATTTCGAGACCGAGCGCCCGCCGCAGGCTAATCGCCCTGCCGATATGAACGTTGAATACGTCGTTCGGTGCGCATTTAGCCCGGCCGACTGCGTATACCCTACCGTGGCGCATACTCTTAATGATCGCAGTAACCTTTCGTTTATCCCGATTAACAACGTATTCGACCGTGTGTAGCGGTACATATGCTGTATACTCACTCGTGTAGGGCCAAAAGTGCATGCCGCCGCTCCCTGAAAGATACACGCCCGCAAATGCACGCAAATCCTTAACGTCAGACTTCGCACGCTCAACGATTTCGTCACGGCGAGCCTGTGCAATTTCAGCGGCTGTTTTCGCAGGATGCGCGAGTGACTCCGCGATACTCTCCGTTACTTTATCGGCGAATTGGCGGGCGGTTTGCGCCGGAGTCTGCGTTTTAAGCGCTGCGACTTCACGTTCAAGTTTGCGAATGTCCTCCGTTACGCCCTCTTCGATTAATACGATGTCCTCACGCGCCACACGTAAATCCGTTCCCATGCGTCGTACCGTTTCCTCAAGCGCTTCGACACGAGCGGTTAGCGCTTCGATCGTCTCGTACGTAGGGGCGGGCGATTGCTCTGCGGCTGATTCCGTTATGATCGGCGCTGTCTCAACCGGATCAAGTACATGGTACTCTTTCGAATGTAATAACGCGTAAATATCACCAACCTCGTCACAAACACGTGCTACACGGTTGTCAGCGGACTTTACTACATAAACACCGCCCGTCTTAACGTCACACTCCGTTACAAGAGATATAACACGCTCGCCCACCGCAGCCCTACGGTTGATCATACGGAAGCGTTCGCCATTTACGCGGATGATATCGGTCGGCTCAAGCACGGCGTACTCACTTGCGAACAGGAACGAGATCATGCTCCGTCCGTTTGTTTCGATATGCGCGCCTCCCTTATCGGACGTGCGTCTAACGGTTAAGACATCCCCGTTTGCGTAAGTTCCGTTCGACATTTTCGCGTCTACTACAATGATCCGCTCACCGACGGCCGCCTTTCGCTTAACTTCGCGATATTCACGTTCAACGCCGCCGAGCGATTCGTCTGGGAGGACGATGATATTAGCGAGACCGTCCGTTACAATTTCGCAATCCTCTTTGTCTACGAAATACCCGACGTGCACATCGCCACCACGCTCACGGTGTGCCACTTCATAGCCAATCCCGTCGACCGGTTCACGCATCACGTCAAACTCTTTGCCGATCTTGTCCGCGTACCAATACGTCTCTCTCTGCGCGCTAGTAATCCGAATTTTCATTTAATCCGCTCCCTTATCGCTCAATTTTCACTCGTACTTCCTGCCGACCAAACACGCGCGCCTCCCGGTAAGTGGCCGTTAATACGTCAATCCTACGCCCTTGAATCGCGGACCCCGTATCTTCCGCGATCGCTTCGAGCGTCGTCCCGTCAGCCAGGCGCACTGTAACCTCGCTGCCGAGCGGGATCACGTCGGGGTCAACGGCAATAACCCGGCGTCCTTCGTGATATATCGTGTGGCTGACGTCGACGCCGGACGCTGTGATTCCGATACAGCCCGTGTCACAAAACGCAGTGTATGCGGTAGCTTCAAACGCGAGCCATTTGGACTGCGCGGACGGGTAATTGCTTGTTTTACCCGTCCCTGTTTCGTCCATCCTTATTGGCGTGTCCTCCGTTTGGCCGTCGATACTACCGCTGATTACGACGATTGCTGCGATAAGTAGTTCGATTAAGCTACGCGATTAAGCCGCCTCCTCACTGCCGCTGAACAACGCCTCCACTTGCGCGATGAGTGCGGCGCGGGCTTCGGCTGGCGTGAGTTTTTCGCAGGCACCGGTCCATACGTACCCGCCTCCGATAATTGGACGTACTTTGTACGGATAGGCTCCGCCGTAGCTTGGCGGCTCGACCTCAATAATCGTAACGACTACGCCTTCGTCAATATCATCGTCGCCCGTTAACGTAATCGCATAGTCGCCGACTTGCGGCCGTTTCTCGGTCTCTAATACCACCTCAAGGGACGCTACCTCGTCCGTAAGGGCGACAATCTCAGCGTTCAACTTATCGAGTTCGGTCCGTTTAGCTGCGAGGAGGTCAGCGATTGACTGCGGCGTGCTTATGCGGCGGAATACGACGAAATCGTCGTCGATCAATAATTCGTCATCGTCGTCATCCGCAATACATGGGTCGCCGTCAACGTCTTCAAACGCCCGGTAATACGCGCCCTCTGTGAGATAAGCAGTATAGTCGCACATGTTTCGAACGATATCGCCTTCTCGCGCCTCGTCCGCCGTCTTCTCATATCGCACACCCTCGTATTCAATAACGCCACCACTTACGACATTAACCCCGTTTAATTGCGCCATACTAACACGCTCCTTATTCGAAATAGTCGATATTTTCGTTAATTACCGTAAGCATCCGCATGTCATCCAAGTGCTGGATCAGCGTACAGAGTTCGTGGTAATCTACGCCCATTACGTCAGTCTCCGTCGTCCCATCGCGTACTATTGCGCCGAGGACTACGCCCGTGATTTCGCCGGCCCTGGCGCGAGCTGCCAACGATTCAAGCACGGCGGCAATTTCGTTTGCTACGCATGGGAATGGGATGATTTCGGCCTGTAGCGGTGGGGCTAACGGCTTGCCGTCGTCAATTAGAACGTCTGAGCGCCCTGCTGCGATGGCCTCTACGTACCCCTTCGAATACGTCTCGCCCCGTAACGCCACGTCATCATAGCGTGATTTGATACACGTATAGGTGTCGTCATGGTTGCGTCTGAACGCGTAGGTTGCTGTATCTATACGTAACGTCATTCTTACGCCTCCTTTGCGTCAAAGTACGGGGCCACCCACGGATCAACCTTTACGATCTCATCGCGCAGCTTAACCGCCAGGTCCGCGATCTCCCATTGCGCGCCCCCGCCCGGCTTACGTTTGCGGTAGAAATCGAGTAACGTACTGAGATTCCCGGTCATGACGAGATTGCACGTAGCGGCGTTCGGCAGGACCATGCGTGCGTCTTCTGGTGGTACTCCGGCCTCACGCAACAAATCATACGCGTCCTGCGCGTCCTGCATAATGCGCTCGTACATGCCCGCCAGTGTCTCGTCTGCGAAGAATTTATCGTCGAGTTCTCTGTCCGTGATGGTAATCGGCGTCACGTAATCGAATCCGCCAGACTTGTCCCCGGTGCCGAACCGTACGTACCGCTGGCTTTGCACGCTAAACGATAGGTGGCGGTGGCGCGTTAACTGCGCCAGGAGCGCGCGACTCACGCCTTCAATTGCGAACGTATACGTCAAATGCTCCAGTGTTGACGTGTGTCCGCTCCGTGTTATATGACGGAACAACCGATCTGCTTCGCTACCGCCTTCGCCATCTGACGCCGTGTTGCCGAAATATTTAGCGCCCTCTTTCGCGACAATTTCCGTCGGCTTGAGCGGTGAATAACACGTGCGGATTGCGGTAAGGGCTACGGCTGCGCGTTCGTTGTAGTCGTCGTCTATATAAGGATTGCGCATCTGACGGGATATGCCGCGTACCTCTTCGTAATCAAACTGCGACATAAAATCGTCGGACAGCGCGGTGTGTGCGATGAGCTTAACGTTCAAATTTCGCCCTCCTTACGTCTCGCTAACTCGTTGTATTCCGCAATCCACTCGATAGGAACTGGGCGTCCCACGTCCATAAAACGGTTCACTGCCGCTTGAATTTCGGCCATACGGTGGGCATCGCAGACAAATCGCGGTACGAGGCCGAGCGGCGGTCTAGTTGCGGTCATTTGCGCTCACCTCCGTTGATGTTCCCGTCGACCCGAAGCCGCCAGCCCCACGCTCCGTCTCCGTCAGGTCTCCGTCCGTTTCTTCGAATGTTGCGCGGATAACCGGTGCGATTACGCCTTGAGCGATGCGGTCGCCTTTGCGGATGAGGTACGTTCCTACCGGCACCTTTAGCGGCACCTTTTCGGTATGGTCGTTATTCCCGTAAGTATAAACGTAAGTGTCTACGATCTCGGTCGGAACCTTTTCGTTATCGAGCGTCGCGTATTCTTGAGTAGTCTGCGCGCATCCTATCGAAAACAGGTAACGCGGTTGTGCGATATTATCGATGATTACCTTAACCTCTCCGCGAAATCCCGCGTCAATCGTTCCCGGCGGATTGGCTACGCGCAGCTTTGTTCGCAGGCTCACACCGGAACGAGGCCGTACCAGTAGCTCGTAACCTTCCGGAATCTCGAACGCAAGGCCCGTCGGCACGAGTTGCGTCTCGCCTGGCGCGATGATTACGTCTTCTACCGCTACGAGATCGAAACCACTGTCGCCTGGCTTTGCGTATCGCGGAATGACTGCGTCTTTGTGTAGCCGTTTGATTCTAACGTTCATTCACTCGCCTCCCTCAATCGCGCGGCGTCTGCGATATCATCTACCCGAGCAATCTCTTGCGTTACGATAAATATGCGATAACCTTGCGGCCGGAGCCGATTTATACGCGCCTCAACGTCGAACTCGCTTCCGATAAATACATCCGCGTCCTTCCAGTGAAACCCTTCGTTCTTGCCGGATATAAGCACGTGAACATTCCCCGTCGTTGTCCCGTCGCTCATCTGTACACCTCCAGTTCCCGTTTGATATCGGCGACCATTCCCGTCAGTACAGCGATAACGGCTGCGTCAGATTCTTCGTCAGTTAAAGAGCCGGCAAATTCGTCAGCCTCGTCAATCAATGCGCCAATGTCCGCGCTCAGTTCCGCAGGCAGTTCCAGGCCGTATTCCGCAAATTCCGCCGCTAATAACCCGAGCGCTACAGTTTTAATCGATAAATTAGCGTTCATTCAGCGTTCCTCCCTCGTTAGTGTGGTGTCGACTAGCGTGAGAATCGTCACGATAAACGCTGCCGAAATAGTAACGGAGTCAGGCGTGTAGTGACCGGCCCAGTAGCCGATGAGATTTACAATCCAATAAACCGCGAGAATGCCGCAGATAATTCGCATTAGTCGTTCGCCTCCCGTTCCTCAATTACGTAGATGAGCCCGCGTTGTTCGATGATCTCGTACTTGGCCGCATCGATAACGTAGCCCGGCCGGAGTGTGACTTCGTGGCGGACCGGCGGAAATGCGTTAGTCAGGACCGCAACCGCGGTCGCGGCGAACGCTACTCCCAAAACAAATTCGCCTAGCGACCTCTCGGCGAAACTTGACGCTACCCAGACAATCGCGAGTATTCCGAAGCCTGCCGCTATCACGACCGCTGATACGTCAACCCCTCCGCCCGTCGTATTCAACACGTCCATCAGGCGGCCGCCCCTTCCGCTTCTACCGCGTTGTAATCTACGTCGGTGTCGTCGATGATCTCGTATTGCTTATCCGCCATCCAGCCGATAGAGCTTCCGTTCGTTCTGAACGCGTAGTTTCCGAAATATGATCCGTCAAGACTTTCTACGCGCTTAGACAGTGTGTGCCGATCGTTATACTCTCGGTGCAGTCCGTGAAAATTTACAACCGCACCAACTCGCGGCTCATCCGGCAGCGGCGCGTTAACGTATTCGTCGGGCAACGCCAGGCCGAGCGCTTTGCGGGCTGCGATAGCTTTACCGATTTCCGCGTTGAATACGTCGCCGGGCGCGCATTTTGCGATGCCGCGTGATACGATCGTTTGCCCGCGTTTCGCAAGCGCTGTAACTGCGCGTTTCTCGCGATTAACGTGGAACTCGATTTGATAAAAACGATCATGGAGCGGAGAATCTTTCGGCAAATCCAGGCTAAGACTGCGGCCGATCCGTACCAACTCCGCCACGTCAGCGCGGGCCTGTTCGATAACAGCGGCGCGAGTTAATTGCGGAGTCGGGGCGGGCTCAATTTCCGGCTCATTCGCGTCTAACATCGCGCGGATTGTGTCGGCGTGGTCACGGATAAACTGCGCAAAGGATTCCGCTAAATCAGGCGAGGTGCTAACCGGTTCGAGTACGACGTATTCGGACAATAGCGCGTACAGTTGTTCGCCGGTTCTACCAGCGAAGAACACACCGCCTGAATCGCGCACCCTCGTAACGGTAGCCTCGTCACCCTTTCCGTAATGTCCGCATGATAGTACCGGATTAACGATACGGATGCGTTCTCCTACGGCGGCCTTGCGTCTAATTTCGCGGTATTGCGGCTTGTTAACGTTACTCATAGCGTTATCCCCTTTCGTTGGTGGCGCGCCTTGGTGCGTTGTGCGCCTTATACTTGATTATTTACAGAAAATTTCCGACTCGCACACTTTTGCGCTCAATTTATTTCAAATAAAAACGGAGGAAACTCCGCAACATGTACGAAGCCCCTCCGTTACAAGCCCGCTATTACAAATCGTCGAATCCGTTGTCGTCGCTCACCTTCCCGTAGTTCCGCGATTTCCCTTCGAAAAAGTCCGTTTTGGTTGCGTTCAGCGCTTCGTCAGAAAACGGCCGAATCCACGGCATCGGATTAACGTCGACGCCCGCGTACGCCTTGTCGAGCCCCATCAAGCGCAGCCGCATATTCGCCATGTAGCGGATGTAATCGGACAGTTCGCCGAGGTCGATACCGCGAACGTTGGCGAGCGTATAGTGCGCCCAGTTCGTTTCGAGTTGGACGGCTCGGTCGATCGTGCGGTATACGTAGTCGACGTTAGCCGGCGCGTTGAGTTCCGGGAAGTCTGCGCGAAGCTGCTTGAATACTTCCGCGAAGAAATAGCAATGCTGGTTCTCGTCGCGCTGAATATATGAGACCATTTGCGACGTGCCGAGCATTTTTTGGTCACGCGCCAGGTTATAAAAGAACGCGAACGTACTGTAGAAGAAGATCCCTTCGAGGATCAAGTCGGCGACCATCGCCTGGAAGAACGTTTGCGGACACGGATTGTCGCGAAACTCTTGGTAAATCTCGGAGATAAACGTATTGCGCTCCAGTAGCACAGGGTCATGTTTCCAATACTCGAAAATCTCGCGCTGTTCTTGTTCGGATACCAGCGAGGACAACACGTACGAGTACGATTGATTGTGTACGACTTCCTGCTGACCGATGATCGCGGAAATCGCTTCGAGTGAGCTGTCCGTAAAATAACGCTTAACATCGCCAACGAACATCGTCTGCATCGAATCGAGGACGGCCAGCAGTCCGATGTTTATCTTAAACGTGCGCTGTTCTTCCGGGTCAAGTAGCGGAAACTGCTGCGCGTCTTTCGCCATCGGAATTTCGTCTGCGATCCAGTGGTTGAGTAGCAGGACTTTGTAAAGCTTATACATATGTGGCATGCGGATATCATTCCAGTTCAAAATGCCGGAGCACTCGCCTTCGATGATCCGCGTTGATTTGTTCGGTGCTTCCGTATTGAATATCTTCTGCAGCTTCAAATAATCGCGCCCCTCTCGTATTTTTAAGCGAAAGAAAAGGCGCCCGTTAGGACGCGCAGCTCTCGCACTCTTCGACCGTTAACGCACGGCTCCGCGTGTAGTACGTGCTCTTAATTCCGCTATTCCAGGCGTCCATATGCAGCGCCAAGAATGCGCTCGCCTTAATATCCGGCGTGACGTACAGGTTAAATGATTGCGCTTGGTCTACGTGACGTTGGCGCGCGGCGGCCGCTTTAATCGACCAGTGTTGATCGATTGTAAACGCGGTCTTGTAATACGGGAATGTGCGCGGCGAAATGTCCGGCGCCGGATTCGCAATTTTATACGTCGTCTTCTCCTCATACGAAAGCTGCTCGTAGATTGGATCGATGCTCGCCGTTGAGCCCGCGATAATTGACGTCGACCCGTTCGGTGCGATCGCGAATAAATAACCGTTGCGGATACCGTGCTGGATAACCTGGAGCGCTAATTGTACCCATCTATCGTCCTCGCCGGTTGCGGCGCCGTTTTCGCTGATATATCCGCGATTGACGAAATACTCTCCGTTATGCCAATCGGAGCCCTCGAAAAGCGGGTACGCGCCCTTCTCAACCGCGAGGTCAGCGGACGCTTTAATCGCGAGGTAATTAATCCGTTCGTAGAGCCGATCGTTATACGCGACGGCTTCGTCGGACTCCCAACGGATTCCCTCAAGCGCCAGCAAATGGTGCAGCCCGAACGTGCCGAGGCCGACCGCGCGATATTGCTGATTCGTATGCTGCGCTTGTAACACTTCGATATTGTTGATGTCGATAACGTTATCGAGCATATGGACCTGAATCGGGATCAAACGTTCGAGTACGCCCGCCGGGACAGCACGCGCGAGGTTAACCGAGTTCAAGTTGCATACGACGAAATCGCCCGGAACTTTCGTTACGACAATACGCGTCTGCCCGTCCTTCGTAACGAGCTCCTCCGATTCGATAACAGTTGGCGTCTGGTTCTGCATGATCTCCGTGCATAGATTCGACGAATAAATCATACCCGCGTGATTGTTCGGATTCGCCCGGTTAACGGTATCGCGATAGAACATATACGGTGTGCCCGTTTCAAGCTGCGATTTCATAATCCGCTTCATAATGTCGATCGCGGGAACGGTGATACGCGGCAACAACGGATGGGCCACCGCTTCGGCATAGCGCTCTCTAAACGTACCGGCTCCGCGTTCTGCGTCGTAGAAATCTTCGAGGCCGAGCGGCCGGCCCTCCGAGTCTTTCCAGCCCATGACGGACTTGACTTCATGCGGGCAGAACAGCGCCCAATCCCCGCGCGCCTCGACCGTTTCCATAAACAAGTCCGGAATGCAAACGCCGTGGAATATATCGTGCGCCCTCATCCGTTCATCCCCGTTATTTAGCTTCAAGTCCAGGAACGCGAGTATGTCCTTGTGGAACACGTCGAGGTAAACGGCAATCGCGCCCTTACGTGTGCCGAGTTGATCCACGCTGACCGCCGTATTATTAAGCTGCCGAATCCACGGGATAACGCCGCTGCTCGTGTTTTTATGGCCGCGAATGTCGGAGCCGCGTGCCCGGACTTTCCCGAGATAGACACCAATGCCGCCGCCGCCCTTACTCAAACGCGCTACGTCCGTGTTCGAGTTGAATATTCCGTCGAGCGAATCGTCAACGGTATCGATAAAGCACGACGATAACTGGCCGCCCGTTGCTTTACCTGCATTCGATAACGTCGGAGTGGCCGGCGTCATGTACAGATTGGACATCGCCCAGTACGCTTCCTTAACGAGTTCCATCCGCTTCGCTTCCGGCTCCTTATGCATCAGCCACATCGCGATAATCATATAGCGCTCTTGCGGCAGCTCTACGATTTTACCGGCGAAGTCATTCGTCAGATAACGTTCGGCCAGCGTCAGGAGCCCGATGTAATCGAACAACAGGTCGCGTGACGGATCGATAACTGCGCCTAGCTCCTCGATTTGCTCCCTCGTGTAAGCCTGCGTAAGTTCCTCGCGATAAAGGCCACGCTGTACCATATCGGCCACCATCGGATAAAACGCGCCGTACGGACGTCTCGGGTACGATTTATAACGACGGTTAACGGCGGCCCGTTTGTACAATGACGTAAGGAGCGCGCGAGCCGCTGCGTATTTCCAGTTCGGCTCCTCACGCGTCACCATTTCGAGCGCGGACATGATGAACGCTTGCGTAATGTCTTCGGAGGCCACCGTTTCCCTGCGCAGTTTAGACATAACGCTGCGGACGAGACGCTCATGATTCACGCCGGTCAGATCGGCCAGCACGCGGTCGGCATACGCGGGGATGCGGTCAGGTTCGAACGCCATCTGTCGGTTATTCGGTTTCGTTACAATTGTCGGTGTAATCGCGTTTATACGTCATCGCTCCGTTTCTATTCGTGTAGTTTTCGTTCTATTTCCGCTAATGCCCGCCGAGCCTCCGCAAGCCGCCGCTCGTAATCAGCGGCCAACTCGCGGTAAGTTTCGGCGGACTGCGTTAAGTGCGCGACTTCTTCGCGTTGGACTTCGAGGAGTTCACGCCAGAGTTCAGCGCGCCGTTTCATTTCGCGGCCTCGTCGAACACACGAAAAGCAGCCGTGTTCCTCCCGATAATCAGCGCGGAGAACAATACGCGTCCGTCTGGTTGCGTAACCGTTGAGTAATGTACATCTGTTTCATAATCGATGAACTTTTCGAGAGTCTTCGCAAACTCTTCGGCAAACTTATCTACGTAATCAGCAACGTGAGCATACTGAACGCTATTGTCGATGACCATTAAGCTGCAACCTCCTTCGCATCTATTAAATCTTCACGCAACGCATACGCCAGGCACACGGCCAACGCGTCCGAGTCGTCGTAGCCTGTGCGGAACTTGTAATCGTCAGGCAACCGCAGCCACCTACGAACGGCAGCCGCAACCTCCGCCTTCTCCGTTTTGCCGTTGCCGGTTACGAACTTCTTGACGCTGGTCGGAGCAAGCGCAGGCTTCAAATCGGCCGCTGTGTAACCGTAGCCATACAACGCACGGTCTGCCGCTGCCCACGCGCTGAATATCGTCTGTGTCGCGCGCTTATTCCGCCCGGCCGTAAAATCTTCGCGTACAACAACGTCGAACGGGCGATGCTCCCGGACGAACCCGGCGACGAACGATTCGACCGTGTAATTGCGGACCGCGTCCGGATCGTCCGTCGAGGTGGCAACGGAATTGCAAGCGATAAGGTAAGGCGTGCGGGCCCGGATTTCGATCGCGCCGATGCCGGGGCTTAACGAGAGGTCGAGTCCGCAAATACGGTAAGGCGGTTCCTTACTGCGTGGATTTTGCGCTGTTTTCTTCGGCAGGTTCGTCACCTCCTTCGCTTAGGTATCCGAGTACGAACGCTAGGGCGGCGCCAATCGCGAGGGCTACACGAGAAATAACAGGCGCGTCCGGGGCGAGAATACCGCCAATAACTGCGATAAGTCCGAATCCGATTGAGAAAGAGAGCCCGACGAAGATGAGTCCAGTTACGATCTTGTTAACGTATTTCATTTACGCAGCCTCCTATCGCAATTTAGATTCGTCAAACGGTTCGTACGTTATCTGCGCGGGGCAGCTTTGCATCTTTCCGTTCTTAAAATACTTGCGCCACATGTCGCACGCCTCTTCGCCCTCCCCGCTCAACTCGAAGAGAACGTCGGGGAATCGTTTAGAAAACGCAAGCATATCCGCTTCATGGTCGTACCATTTACACGAATCCCGATACTCCCCAACTGCGTACGCAATGTCATCCTCGTCTTCGATAGCCTGGCGTACCTCCGGCAAATCTGGCGTCATGTCAAGTTCAAAATGCGTATAGTAACCCAAATTACGCAGCCTCCTTCGCTTGTTCTTCGCTTCTCACACGCTCGATAAATTCGAGTGCTGCCGCTGGTTCACGCTTTTTCCAGTCCGGCAGACTCGACCGTTGTATGGCCGCTACCTTACGTTGAATCTCCGCAACCTCCTCGTCAGATAAAGACAGCGCACACGCACACTTGAATCCGTTGAACGTCCAGCGGTCGATGTCGAGGCGCGGCGGCGTCTTCGTCTCAACTGCGTGAACAATTTCCGCAAAGCTATCGAGGACTTCGCGCCTCATTTCCTCCGTAATGCACAGGCCAAACGCTGCGATATCCGGATTCTTCGCGAACTCCTCAGGCGTCATCATCCACGATTTCTTAGACGCGTTGACGTAGAGGATGACGTAAAAATCGATAGGCTCCGCTTCGGTTCCGTACATAATTGAGTAGCACACGCACTGTTTAACGTGATCCTCTTTCGGGCCATTACGCGTTGAGTATTCGGACGTCTGCGCATACGTCGTCTGTTTAGACTTAATTTCGAGACCGACGCGAAGAACCTCGCCGTCTTCGGAAGCATAGCGCATGATGCCGTCACATGTGCCGAACAACGTAAACACCTTGCCGTTGTGCGTTACGGTTCGGCTGACCTTCGCAAAGTCCTCGAACACCGGCTCGCCGAGTTCATTGCGCTCGAATTTGAAGCGCGGGCACCGTCCGATCTTGGCTGCGAAATGCTTCTCCGCGAACAGTATGTCGCGCTGAATCGTATCGCCGATTGCCGTACCGATCCGCGTCCAGCGCCCTTGGAACGGGGGCGTAACGGAATCGTCCTTCTTCGCGCCCGTCATCTTTTCGTAAAGTGAGCGCGGACACGCATTCGCAGAGGACGGCGAAAAGTACGGTCTACCGCGTGGAGGCCAGACCTTGCGAGCCGGGTCCGTCAGGAAATCCGCATACCAGCGATGAATCTGCGCATCAAGTGCGTCGTCGTAGACCTCAGGCGCTGCGTGCCAGGCGTTAAGGTGTTGCGCAAAGTCCTGCGCGATTTGCGTTGCGAGCGTTTGGTTATAATCCGTAATGTTAAGCCGCCTCCTTCGAAATATACTCGATTACCGTTACTTCTTGAGGAACGACTTCCTCTATACCCACCATAAAGTCGCCTCCGTCCTGCAGTTCCGTTGCCGGTACTTCACGCCAAACGGAAAAGTACGCTGTCTCATCGCCTTGTTTAACTTCGTACACATCCGTTTTGTAATTCGTCCACCGCCCGCCGTCCTCGTATTCGGAGTCGACGCACGAAGTCGTATATCCCTGCGGTTTATAAGCGTCTAAAATACCGTCCACTTCTTCGTGCACCTCGTCCCACGCTTGCCCTTCGTAACCATCCCCGATCAATTCGCGCAGCTTTTCGATTACGTTTTCCATTTACGCAGCCTCCCCGTATTTATTTGCGTATTCCGGCAGCGGGCGGCAGTTCTCGTAATCCCACTGATCCGGCGCGTACTCCTGCATCCAACGCGGTTCAATCACGATATCCGTTACGAGCGGCACACTAAACGTAACCGTCTGCGTCATAATGTCGTTGATAAGCGCGATCGTTTCCCGCGTTAGTTGTTCGTTCGGTATCGAGTTCTTAATCTCGTCGTGAATGGATGCGTTAAACTCCCATCCGCGTTCCCGGCAAACTTGCGCGTTACGAATGCCGATCCGTTTCAATACGTCCGCACCCGTACCCTGAATGACTGCGTTAAAGGCAGCGCGCTCCCAATAACCGACGAGACCGCGCTTTTCGGACAGCACGTCAATTTCATCCTGGATGCGCTGGAGCCTCGCGGAATCGGTCGGGCTCAGCTTCGCTTTATTACGCAGGGCCTTCCGTTCCGTGTACAACCGGATTAAGCGCTGCTCGTCGCGTTGGGCCGCTGCTGCTACGCGCTTGTAATCCGGGAACCTCCGCTTCCGTCCGTCCAACGTCTCGACGTAACCGTGGTTACGCATGAAGTCGCGGATATCGGCCACCATCGTTTTGAACGACGGGAACGTGCGGTCGAAATTTTCGAAGAACATCGCGGCCACATCGTCGCTAACGTTCATCTTCTTCGCGAAGGAGCGCGGCGACTGGTCGTACGATACCGCGAGCTGACCGGTCTTCATCATCTTGCGCGGTTGGAACGTGCCGGTCGGATCGTACGCTTTGTCGACGCAATATTCTTCCGCCAGGCCGAACGTCATCATCGCCATCGTTGTGTACAAGTCAACGCCGTCAACGAAGATTTGGCGCATGGAGTTATCGCCGTATCGCGTATACATGATGTGCGCCATGATGCGCGGTTCGATCTGGCCGAGGTCAGCGCCGACGAACGTGAAGCCGGCGCGCGGTACGAATTGATTGCGGACGCGGTTGCCTGCGCCTTTGGATGGAAGGTTCTGGAGATTTCCGCCTTTCGGCACTTTGCGCTCGTCGGAGATGAGTTTACGAACGATTGCGTGGTAGTTGGCGTCAGTTATCGTCAGCATGCGAGCGGAAGACAAGCTTCACAATTTGGATTGCCGCCGTCACAACCGCAAGAATCGTCAATGCACTCCCACGCCACGCGCCGATTACCGCAGTCACAACGGTAACTATGACCGTCCCAACCTCGGCAAGTCTCGTCACAATCTTCATTGCCGTCAAACTCGTAAAATACTTCTTTACTCACGCTTACCCCTCCGTTTCAAATTCCGCTAGGATATCGATAGGTCGCCCGCTATACCCCGACGAACTGTAACGCCCGGTCGCGGTTCCTCCCGCTTTAAACTCCGTATGGAGCCGCCCGTCGGACTCTAGTGCGCGCGGTATCTTCGTCACATACGTATTTAGCAGCTTCTCGTACGCGGCGACGGTTGCGAGCGGTTTGAGCGCTTCTTCCTCTTCGTAATACGCCTCCATGACGTCAGCCGCCGTACTCCGCGTTTTGCCGCGCTTAAACTGCGGCGTCCGATCGCGAATCCCGAGGTAATCGTAAATCAAGTACGCCAGGTGGTTCCCGTTCGTTATCGAGAACTCTTTTATCTCTTGCGGCGCATGCTCAACGTCAGCCGGCGCGGGCACTTCCGCCTCCAATTTCGCTAAACGTTCGACGGCCTGCGTGTACTTCTTGAGGTTCGTTTTGCCTGCCGCTTCACACTCCGCAATGATTGCGCGCTGCTTCTCGACCGCCTCTTTATGCCGGGTGATCCGCTTTTCCTGCGCCTTAATCCACGCGTCTATTTTTGCCGCGTTAATCTTCCGATCCATCTTACGGACGAACTCTGCGTCGATGTTATACGATGTGATTACATCTTCCCGCGCTTGTTCTAGTAGCGGCGTAAACTCCGCTTCCAATTCCGCCAACCCTTCGAGGTCAACGCAGAAGCCGGACCGCGCCAGGAATACGTCTGTTTCTGGTATCTTCGAGTCGATCAGCGCGTAACATTCGAGGAGCTTGCCGCGTTTATCCCCGGACGCTGCGTTCTTCATCTGCTCGAACTGCCATTCCGTAAGGGCCCACCCGTACAGAACGTCCTTAATCGCGTAGATGCCGACGAGCTCAACGGCGAATGGAGCCGGCGAACGGTTGCCAAACATGTCCTCGAACGTGTAAATCGGTCCGTTAATTCTGAAATGGCGGCCGTATTTCGCGGTCAGCGGTTTCAGTCCAAACGACTCCTCGTGTTCGTTCATCATTCGCATCGCATCGAGCGAGTCCCAAACGCAGCCGTGAATCTCGTAACCGTCCTTAATCGCGACGTGTAAGTCGTAACGCGCCGATCCCATGTGGAAGGACTTACCGTGCGCAGGCTGCGATAAATACGGAGAAATCGCCGCGAGCACTTTAGACCGCGTGAGCTGTTTGTCGCCCGCTTTAAACGCACTCATATCGTCAAGAAACTCGAAGCCCGGTTCCTCTCGTACGTCGACGTGGCCATACGGGAGGTAATAGCCTTCGTCAAGCAACGGAAGCCAAACGCTGTAGCCGATCGAAACGTCAATGTACGTATCGACGCCGGTACCCTCGAAATCGTTCGCGGTCAGTGACTTAACGCCGAGTATCGCCCACCGGTCCGGCCACTCACGTATTTGGCGGCGGCATTCTTCGCGCAACCGCTCGACAAACGCAGGCAGCTCGCCGTCATCCGTTAATATATGGAAGTTCGGCGGCTTCGTCCGCAACGTCTCCGCAACCCTCTCCGCTCGTTCCTGCGCCTGCTGTTCCGCAAATAGCCGTTCGCCTGTCGCAAGTACGTCCGCTTTCGTTACCGCGCCACTGCCGCTGGAACTCCGGAGTTCTATTGTCGCTCCGGGCTCCTTTACGGCGGACTTAACGATTTCGATGAGTTGACGTTCGCGGTCGCTGAGCGACATACGGCTTACACGTTCGACCGCTTCGGCCGCCGTTTCGTTCGCGGCTTTCTTACGCTTGGCGGCGTCAACTACACGTTCGGCGGCGGACGTATCGGCGGGAGGCTGGCGGAGGTTAAGCGTTAGTTTTACGTCCAATCGCGTCACCTCCTCCGTTAATTAAGCGGCCGTTGGGATGTCTGCACTCTCGTCCGGTTTATCGAAGCGTTGTTCGACCGGTACGATGAGTTTTACCTGCGTCCAGCAAGCCCAAGAGTCCGGATAATCGACGGTGGCTACTGCTGCAACTGGACCGTCAACGCGGTGCGCAATACCGATTCGTCCGACTGGATTTCTGCCAGACGATGAGACCACTTCGACCACGTCTCCGACTTTGATTTCGCCAACCTTCCGCCCGATCGCGGCCCATTTAGCTCTCTCAGCCGCGCGCACAGCCTCGCGTTCAATCTCCGCCAACTCTTCCGCGCTGACCTTTTTGAGTTGGTCCGCTTTAGCGTAGCCGTTGCCTACCCCGCGTCTACCGCCCACTATTTGCACGACAGGAGCGCAGACATGATCGTCATATTTAGGCGTCTGAACTTCGTAAATTTCGCCGTTTGTAAAACCGTAAAGCGGCCACTCTCCGCCTCCGCTAATCAACCGCACATTATCGCCTTCCGCGAATTGACTGCGCGGGTCTTTAGCTGCCGCTACTTCTTCGGCGGTTGCACGGACGAATCTGTGCGCGAACATCGTGATAGAGCGTCCGTCAAACGTTTTTCCTCCGATTAGATGCCCGTCTGAATCAATCTCGATAATATCGCCGATCTTCGAGGCACCGTCCCCGGATGCGTCGATAACCTTCGCGTAATCCCCGACATGCAGGCGTTCGGGCTGCGTTATAGGCTCGAGTACGACGTATTCTCTGTGGTAAATCCCGTGGCTAAACCCATCTACGGATACAGCTCTTCCGTTATCCCATCGGTCCGCATCCCTCACCGTTAATACGTCGCCGTTTTTATAGTAGCCGGCAGATTCCGTAGCCTCAACGATACGAATCCGCTCGCCCACTTTAGCCGGACGTTTAACCTCTCTTATGAGCGGTGTTTGCTCTTCGCGGTATTGAGGCGTGGCTGGTTCCGTATCCGCAACGCTTACTTTTTCGTAGACTTCGAAGCGTTCCGGATAGTCCCTCAGGGGATAGACGCGCGCGTCGTCAGCGTTGTCCTTGAACGCGAGGCAGCCGTCGCCAATTCCGTAAACTTCGTAGAAAGCCCCGTTTGTAACGTCCGCGAAGCTGTTTGTCAGTGCCTTTACGATATCGCCCGCCTGCGCCTTACGGTCGACCTTACTGTATTTCACGCCGTTTACCTCAACGTCTACAGCCGGAATCGTTACGTTCAATTTCGCCATTTAATCGGTCTCCTTTAGAGGGAGCTGCGCTGGTACGCCTCCGCTCCCGCGTTTATTTTTGTACCGCTAAAATTGCGCTTCCTTACGCCGCTATTGCGTGACTTACCGACTCTTCCGTTTCTGATGCGTCTTCCCTTGCGCTCCGATTCAGTGCGATTGACAACTCGATCCAACGTTCGGATGCGCGGGCCTCGCTGCACCAATACTCACGCAGGCCTCGGTTCTCCAACATAAACACGCGCGGCATTTCGCCATCTTCCGCCCAGACGCCGATAATATAATCCGCGTCGGCTCGGTCGTACGTGTCGCCGTTTGTCTTCCGCGCCTGGATTACGAGGTCCGCGATTCCGTTGCTGCGTTCGCGGTCGGACCGCCGCCGAATCGTCTTAACTTGGATCTTCGTGTACTCGCCGGTTAGCGGGTCGGACGCCAGGATATCGTGCGCCTCCTCCGTTTCCGACTGATACACGGTCCAGCCGTTCGCAAGCAGCGCAAGCCGCGCCGCCATTTCGGAATACTTACCGGTTATTTCGCTTTGATTAGCGATAATAAGGACCTCCTTTCGTAATTATCTCGATGAACTACGCATGACCGCGCCCACAATCGCAATGATAACGATCAGGGCCGCCGCTTTAAGGAATCCGAACGCCGCACCGGTCACGAACGCGATGAGTACGGACAGGACAAACGCGGTCGCTGCGAAAATGCCGAGCGAGATGAGTGCGCCAATTAACGTAATGACCCACGGATTGATTACGGGTTTATTCATATAACGCCTCCCTTCGTATTAAAACAGCAGATCATCGTCGGAGATATCGATCGGGCCTTCGTCGGCTGGCGGTGCGCTCACCCTGCCCAGTACGGACTTATCGACATGCTCCGGATCAGCCTCGTTCAGTAGCGCGATTATGTCGTCCTCTTCCCGGAAGTTTGCGAGCTCCTCGTACGGGAAGTTGAACCCGATAAACTGCGCGGCTGCTTCCGGTACGTCTGCGTCGCCTGATTCGAGCGAGTACGACTTGCCGTCCGATGTCTTCGTGATTGTGACGATATCGCCGACCAGCGAGTATTCTTTGTTGAACTTCTTCGCAGCCTTTTCGAGTTTGTCGTAATCGCCGATCATGTTCATTGCGTGATATTCTTTGACATCGAGCACCCTCCACGTTTGGTATTCGAGGTCGAACACCGGAATCATAAAGTAGAGTTTGCGCTTAGCCTTCGCTTTGCACGAGATGCACGCGCCTCCGTTCGGTTTGCTAAACGCTTTGAGGTCTTCGCCTACTTTGCGCGGCGAGTGTAAGCACGTGTGTTTCTTGACGTAAGTTGCCCGCGTCGCGAAATCACCGTCCTCGTGGCAGAAGTAGAAGAACCACGCATCCGGGTCCGCAAGCATCACGAACTGGCGGCCGTCCTTCAACTCAGAGCCCAGGCGCACATATCGCGTTACGCCCTCCGGCAAGCCCTCGTTCAGTCCGTTACCTTTCGGCGTGTTGCGGTCTTCCTCACGTTGCTTGAGTTGGTCGCGAATTGACATTCGTTCACGTTCCCTTCACGTTTAATATTCGAGTTTCAGAATACGTTGTTACACGTAATTCCTACGCTCGCGGCACGGCACTAACGGTTAGGCGGATGACCCTACATGCGTCCGAGTACTAGCACACGCAGGGTCTCACGTTAATGCCGCGCAGCGGGCGCAAGAATTGCTGCGCCTCAATTCGTCATTTACACGTAAGCAACCACGCTTTTCATAATATTCGTCTTCTCCCGCTGGACCTCGATAAGTTCACGGTCGAGCGCCGCCAGTTCCCGGTCAATCTCCGCAATCCGCGCGTTCATTTCCGCGATAACGCGGCTTGATTCCGACTTAGCTCGGCGGAGTTCAGCTTGCGCACGCTCTACGGAAATCTCCGCTTTGCGTATCTCGATCCGCTTGATTTCACGCTTTTCTTTGCGTTCAGCCGCTTTAATCGCGCGCTGTATCAACTTTTCGATCGGATTGCGTATAAGCTCGTTCGCCTTGTGCTGCGGGTACAGCGTGTAGACAGTCGCCTCCGTCGGATGGACAATGAATACCGTACGCCGATACGCGAACATGCGGCCGGGCTTGCCCTCTTCGTCAACAACGCGCTCAGATACGAGCGATGCATTGCGCAACATATCCATAACGTACATAGGCGCTTTGCCGCGTTCGATGCCGAAATGCTCAACCGCGCGGTCCAGTGCGTGTGGGCTCACGAATATTTTACCGACGAAATGCGTGCCGGCCTTCGGGTCAATCGCTACGCTCATCCAACGCGCACCCCTTTCGGAATGCGACCGGAAGAATAGTCCGCAATATCCGCGTCAAACGGAACGCTTCCTTTATATAGCGCGTCGGGAAATAGACGGTGATTAATCGTAGTAATGTCGGATATATGTCGTGGAAAAGTCGTATGAATACGTTTCAAATCGAGCACCTCCGGGTATAATAGCGTTGACAACGGTAATCGGTGCTGGTAAAATGCGAATTGTGAGTTTACGCAAAAACCTTATGATTACCATTAAAAGCCAACGCGTGTTTTTGCATAGCCGTGTTATAATGTATTCGAGGATCGGTCGGCCCTTAACGTTTAAGAACCGACTGTGAATCTTGGTTAGACGGCCAAGTATTCGTTAATGTCGCCGAAACGATTGGCGTCGTATCGACGAGCTAATTTACGAAGCTTGCGTTTAACGGTCTCGTGGTGCATTCCTAGCGCTTTGGCGAGCGCCGTAATGGAATCGTGCTGAGAAAAGTTTGATACGATGAGCGTCGTATCAGAATCGACCTGGGAAGGGTCTGAGAGAAAGGCGATCAGTTGACGCTGGTCGTCTTCTCTCTTTTTACCTAGTTTATCAATTACTTCTTGCTCGACGTGATGTTCGTCTTCAATTTGTAAGAGACAACTATCTGACTCATCTTTTTTTGTCTCCGTGTAACGCAGCTTACTATAGAATTTGTACTCCCCTCGGCTCGCGACACGTTTCGCTCTGCTGGTGAGGCTTGTGTACAGCCATGTACTTATGGTCGTTCTTGTAGGGTCATGCTTGTTATAGGCTAACCACACTTCTTCATTCAACTGGCTTATAAACTCAGCTTCTGGTACCCCGCTCTTTTTGCTGTACAATCTAGCAAGGTGTGTTACTAATGGAGAAGACTCAGAGAACACTCTATTAAATTGTGTGTCATCTATCATAATATTTCCTCCTACGCGTTATACTATATTATTTACATCACAATCATGATCCGCACACTTTTTGATAAAATATAATTGAATTTTTTTTTCGGAGGCATTTATGGCTTATATAGTCACTAAATGCCTGCTCGGAAAACACTTAGATAATGCTGGTTTGAAACAAATAGACTTAGCAAGAAGGACCGGCATCCACAAAAGTCAAATCAGTCAATACGTCAATATGCGGTACGGCAAGCCAATGGATATCGCGCACGCAAGGACTATCGCGGACGCGTTAGGCTTAGAGTCACCGTATGACCTTTACGAATGGGATATCACACCTCCGAGTAGGCGCACGAACGATTAATTTCGTCTCGTGTGCCCGAATTGGACGTGAATCACGTTCGATGGTAAAGGTACGCTACAGCTTCGCGAAAATATCCCTACGCACTGCCGTACCGCATATCCTACGTACGACCTCCGCGTCTCCTATTTCGTTAATATCCTTCGCAGGCCTCGGCACCCTCACGTCACGCAGCTCGCAGTATCCACGCATCTTCTGCGCAATCTCCTCCCGCAACTTTTCGCCCGCCGCGTCGTTATCCGTCCCGATCAAAAGTTCCTCCACCGGGCTTCTGCGCAATAACTCGGCCTTTGCGTCTGTAAACGCTGACCCACCGACAGCCAAACCGAATATTCCGCAGCTTGCCGCATACATCGCATCCGTCTCGGACTCAACGATAATCGCACGTTTGATTAAACGCTTATATGCGATATCAATCCCGTAAATCATTTCGCGGACCGGCGCGCCACCCTTCGCGTACCAAAAAACCTTACTCCAGGTCGCACGCCATTTCGCGTTGACTATCGTACCGTCCGGAGCCGCCCACGGCATGACGACCGCATTCTTCTGCGGATCGAAACCGCTACGGTAAAGCCGCTGAATAACCGGCGATATACCGCGCCCTGTTAAATACGGAATCTCTCCGTTGACCTGGTACGCACTCACGTCGATCGGACTCGGACGCGGCTTCGGACCGGCTCGCGGGAGCTTTACGCGTAATTGGCGCGGTCCGTCATCCGTATTTTCTCCGCTATATAACTCTTGGTGTGCTTCTTCGTATGTAATGTTGCGGAGGAACGCAAACAACTTAACGGGACCGCCCGATTGCCACTCCGGACGAGTTGCGCCCTTATCCGCCCAACAGCCGAAATACTCGCTGTCCGGGTCGATGTTAACGTAAAAGGACGGCGTGTTGTCCTCGCGTTCGCCGAACGGACTACTTGCGATAATCTTCGTCGCGTGCGGCCGTTGGTTGCGCCACTCGCGCGAGAGGACTTCACGTAAGAACACGTCTGCGTTGATTTCGTTTCTCATAATCCGCGTCTACCACCTCCGTAGTATTGCGTATTTGTCCGGTTTCGTGTACAATTTGCTTAGTACAAGATTTGTTTACCGCATAAGTGCATCATAGTACACGATTTGTTTACTGTCAAGGAGGATATGGAAATGCCGTACAGCAAAATTATTGCTAAGAAAATTAGAGAGATCAGAGAAGCAAAGGGAATTGAGCAGTTAGAACTTGCTGATAAAATTGGAATAAGTAAACAACGACTCAATAATTATGAGAACGGTCGAAGCAATGTTCCTACTGATTTGGTTCCCGTCTTCGCTGATGCTCTCGGTGTTTCCATCGATACTTTGTACGGCCGCGAATAAGCGCTAAAGCCCGCTCACATTCGCAAACTGTTCCGCTTGCCCTGCGGTGTCTATCTCCTGCACGATACCGTAATTCGGCAGGTATACAATTTCTATACGTGTGTCTTCGCCCCCATTACGGCCCTTCCCGAGTTCGATTACGCCTCTGCCTTCGTGCGCCAGCGTATCGATACCGAATACGGTTGCTGCGTCCTCTAGTATCGCCTTCGACTTCTTAATCTCTGCCCGTTTCGGCGGCTTCAAGTCACGTAGTCCATCCTCACCCTTTTCCGCTGAGTCCTCTTCCGCTTGAGTAACGACGTGTATTACCGCCTTCGTCCGACCGGCTAACCGTTTCAACTTTACGGATGTAGCGGCCACATCTCCGCCAGCCACGCGTGACGTGTTCGCCTCAAAATCCATTAGGTAAATCGGATCGATTACGACCACATCTGCCCCTGTTTCGATAATGTCTGACTCAAGTTGCGCAATTCCTCTTTCCGTAAATCCTTCGCTATCTGCAGCGCGGATTATGATTTCACCCGGTATATGCTCGTTAATCGTCGCCAGGAAGCCCTCGAGTTGTTCCTCGAACTCTTCTGGAAGCTTGCCCATTAAGAGTGCTCGATTATCGAAGCCTGCAGCGTAATCCCGACCGTCAATGTTCGCATTGAGCAGGCCAAGCCGTGCGCTGATTGACGTATAAGCCCGCGCCAGCCACTCGTATTCGGACATTTCCAGCGGCCAGACTAGTACCGTAGCACCTTGAAACGCTGGCTCAATCGCGCCGTCCTCCATCACGAGAACGGACTTGCCCCGTCCAGACCTCGCATACCAGGCGTAAGTATTTCCCCCGATATAGCCCCCGATCCGCTCGTTAATAGTAGGAAATTTCGACTTCCATATGCGGAATGACGTACCGGCTTTGCGCGCCCTATATTCGGATAAGAATCGTTCGGTTTCCGTTGAAACGTTCGTAAAAATGCGAACACTTGTTCGTGATTCCATTTTAATCCGTTCGACTTCTTTCGTCAACCAATTCGCGAAATCTTCCAACGAATCAGCCTCGCGATACCTACGCACGAACTCCGATTCATCTTCGAGGGGCCGCCCGCTATCATCCCGCCGCCCCTCGATTAGCGCTTCGAACTCGCGTCGGGCCGCGCTGTCCTTGAGTTTGCCGGCGAGATATTCGAACGAATCCGTGACCTCCGGGATGTACGTAACGTCCGGGTTCGCGGCCACAAACGTAGCGTATGACGGAGCTCGGCCGTTGTTTTCCGCCGCGTATTTTATGACGAAGTCACACGCCTGCTGTAATACCCTTGTCGGAAAGTCGCTCCGCTTTACGCCAAACTGCACGAATGCTTGCGTGTTTCCGGAATCTATGGCTTTAGAAAGGAACTGCTCTCCATAAACTGCCAAATATCACACCTCCATTTTTACCACCATATTACAAATCTCGTCAAACCCGATTTTCACGCCATCGCCTACGCATTAACTATACATATTTGTGATTTTATGCAAGTAATTGGACACATTTAGGTAAATAAATCCATGGAATCAGGACTTTTGGACCGACTTAGATTAAAAATTTTAATCTTCGAAACATGAACTCGCTCATGCTCCCGTTTTCTCAATATTACGCCGAATTCCTCGCTTGCTGGTTCCAGCGAACGAAATTTCGACGCACATATCCCGTATACGATCCGCCAGTCTCTCGTCAAACACCGCGCTGAGTTCACTCATCGGAATATTTGATGTGTACACGGTCGGCAACCCATTAGTCACACGGTAGTTAATCAGCGCATGGAGATCGCCGCGAAATCCCTCCGAATCTTCTCTTACGCCTATATCGTCAAGTACCGCGAACGGAGCGTATTCGGCCACCTTCATCTGCGCATAATATTTACGTGAAGCTGGCCCCGCGATATCCTCCGGGACTTTCGGACGATTGAACTCAGTATATAGCGACTGCCACGCGTTCACATCCAGGAAATAAGCCGGTCGTTCCAGCGGTTGCTTGTTCCGTTGGAGCGATCCGATATAGTGGCACGTCAAATACTCATTAATAAGCGCGGCTGCTGACGTTGTCTTGCCTGTGCCGGGCGATTGCGAGAATAAGTAGTACGATTTAATGCGGTCCGCGTCTGGATCGAATTGACGCGGGAACGTATCAGCGTATTTATCGATTAAAGCGTAGGCAGCCGTTTGGTCCGCCCTGGCCGGCGAGTTCTGCAGCGTGACCATCCGGTATTCGGACGGGACGTTAGCGGCTCCTACGCGGCCACCTGCGCCGTTAAAGCCGTGCATCCCGATGAACGCTCCGCATAGCTTCGTACACTTAGCGGTTCCGGCTATCGAACAGTGCTGCATGAGTATGCAGTTTTTTTCGTTACTCAATCGTGTTCCTCCTTCTGTACTAAGATTAACGCATAGCCGACGATAACAAAATACTCAAAATTGCACGAAAAACGATGAGTTTTTGTTGTTTACTTTCCGCGATAGTTATGTTATAGAGGCTCTGCCGTTAAGTTGCGTCACTCAATATTCGGAAATCGACGCGTTCGGAGTAGTATCCGTTGGACCTCCCATACCATCGAATTGTTACGCTGCCCTTGATTGTTGCGAACTTGTAGAACGTCCAGGTGTAACTATCGTCGTATGAGCTGAGCGGTCCCGGGTCTTTCGATACTTCCTCGGCCATCAGGATCGGGCTGCCGATTAAGTCCATTAAATTGCCGCAAATGTCTTCGATAAAGACGTCTTCGCAACAGTCTTGATCGTGGTACATACGATATACGCAGCCCTCCGACGTGTAGAACATTATCTCGTCACGGTCCTCCGTAATGTTTAACAAGGTTTTACCTAACAAAACTGAGACGTCCCGCCCATTTCCCCCCATAACAGTCCTCCTCTATTCAATGTTATAGGAAATCCGCAATTTCCTCCGCGCTCAACCCGCCGTTAATCACCGCATTATCCGCCCGCTCCCTGCGCTGCTGTGCCGCAAGCACCTGCGGCATGATTCGCGGCAGCATGTACGCAATCAGAAACCCGGCGGTAAGCTGCGGATACTGCGCGTTCGGCCTGTACTCCGCAAAGGCTCGTTCGATCGTCTCACGTAAAGCAGTCGTGCCGTATACGCTGAGAGCCCGCTTAATCGCGCCCTGTTCGAAGCCCCATCCGCGTAACGGCACGTACTTCTCAACGCCGAACTTTTCCGCGTTTAGCTCGATGACCATCGCGTGAACCGTTCGTACGTTCCACTTTTCCGGCGGTAACTCACGCCAGGCTGTACGGTCAATTTTAACGCGGGGCTTGCGCGTCATTTGCGGACACCTCCAATATAGACTTCAACCGTCCGCGCGTAGCAATTGAGTCGCTACAGCGTGACTCGTAGTAAAGAGCAGTCCGTAAACGCTCGTTCTCTACACGTAGGGACATGATCTCGGCGAGGGCAGTATCCTCAGCCGCTAGTTCCGCCACTAAGCGTTCAACCTCCGCATGCAACCGCTCATTTTCTGCGGTGACTCGCGAATGCACCTCGCAGTAGAAGCAGAACTCACCGTCAATGTGACATACACATGCGCTACTCATTTACGGACACCTCCAGGTACTTATATGGAGCGCCATGCTTGCGGACGACTATTCCGTGTTTAACAAGAGTTTCACGAAGACGCTCGTTCTCATCTCGGAAGTGCTCCGCCAAGTCCTCCGCTTCCTGCGCACGGTTTTTCCATTCGGCAAGTTCCGCCTCAACCGCCTGTGCCCGGCGTATCGCTTCCGGCCAGCCTTCGCGTGCTTCTGCTAGGAATGCGCAGTCTGATTCCGTCAACGGTTCGTAATCATCGCGGCATACCTCCGTTACCGCGTAAATACCTCCGGTCTGGCCAGCGAACACTCCCGTATGAAAAATGAACGCCGGGTGAGCCGCCTCACATATCGCTAAGTCTGCGTTTAAATCTCGCTTCATGTTTCCGCCTCCTTTATATTCTACACAACCCGCGCGTGGGTCAGCGTTCGTATTTCATGCGAACACGCTCTAATAGTGTTTAAACAATGTTGTTATACGATGTACTTTCATAACTACGTATAGAAAATTTGAATCTTTGGACTCACTATTTTCTCACGATTTCAATTTCCGTTTCTGCCCATACATCGACCACCTTTCGCCCGACCCGGATACGCTCATTCCCGGACACTTCCCGCATTAAATCACGCCGGTTCCTGCGTATCTCCCCAACGCTAGGGAATACGCCAAGCTCCGTTAAAATTACGGGCAAATAGCGTTCTTCCGTCCGCAGAGTACGGCAACACTCCGGCACGTCAATATCGCCTATTATCACGGTAAAATGACGGTAGAAATCGGTCTTCACAGCGTCCGCCCCCGCAACTCCGGCCTGCACTCGTCGCACCAAGCGTAACCAGGGACGGGCGCCACCGTGCCGCAGCGCGCACAATAATCGACTTCGCCCGTGAGCCAATAGTGCATATCGATTGCTGCCGCTATTTCGTACGCAATCTCGCGGGCAACTTTCGCTTGTTCAATACCCACCTACGCATTCACCCCGCTTATCTTAACGCCGAGCGCGTTCAACGCGAACCTTATTCCGTCTGCGAAAGCGTCGTCCTCCGCCCCCGATGCGTATCTCCCGTTATGACCGACGTGCTCTTCGTACTCATCGCGTATACTTTCGTGTGCTTCCGCAATCCGCCGCGCCTCCCGTTCCTCCTCCGTCAGTTCCCGTCCATACCCGTTAACGAGCGCGGCGAGGAGTGTGTCGAACGGGATTTTCTGTAGCGTGATCGTATCGGCGTGGAGGCCACCGCCTGTTTTTAAAGCCAACGTGATAATTTCGGAGTTATCCGCTTCGTATCTCGAACGCAACCGTTCAATCGCGTCCGCCACCTCGCCCGGAATCGTCGGCTTATTAACGTTAGCCATTTCGTTATCCCCTTTCGCTAATTTATCGAGTACGCCCCGGTACTTTGCTGAGCCGCGCCGCACTACGCACCAATACTCATCTGCGCCAGCGTACGTACATAAATCGTCCCTTTCGTGACAAGCTACGACGAGCGTACGCGGAACCTCACGAGCCATTCGCACCGCCCTCCCGTCGTTTTGCGTTCTGCTCGCGGTAGTATTCGAGTACGTCGTCTACCGTTTTCATTGCGCCCACCCTTTCGTAGATAATCGTAACAGGTCGCAGATTCCTCGGTGTTCCAAATTCGTATGAAATCTGTACCAAAAAAGTATGATGAAAATTCGTTAAGCTGTCGCGCCCACCTCCGCTAACTTCGCAATGAGAGCCGCAAGACCGACCGCTTCCGGCGCTGACGGCTGCTCAACGAGAATATTTAGCGGAGTGATTGCGAAGTACCACGCTCCGTCCTGGCGCCGCGTCAGCGTTATATACATCGGGCTCAGCGCGTCAATTACCGCCCACATTGCGGACCGGTCCGCCGTGTAGTTCGGCAGCTTCGTTAGTGGTTCCGAATTTGCTACGTGCCACTCAATGCGTCCGGAATCGTAGTAAATACGCTGCTCATAGCCGAGAACTACTTCCGCGACCCATGCGTCACGGTCCCGCGATGTCATTCCGTTCCACTTTGCGATAATTTCGTCACGTGTCATGTTTCGTCCACCTCCGTTAATTTTGCAATAAGGGCTGCGAGACATATCGCTGCCTCCGGTCTATCTGCGATACCTTGCGCTTCGACTTCGAGCGGCTCCTCGCCACATTCCGGACACTCTTCCACTGAGTAGCCGAATGAGGCAACGAACCGGTTCGGCGATGTTCGATAGAGGATAAAATCGCCTTCCACGGCGCCTAGTACGTGTGGGGCCCACCGCATATCCTCCGACGGCCGGAACCAGTCCTGCGGCCCAGAAGACAGCTTACAATCGGATTCCACTGCTACAATACGCCCGCCCCCGTCTGCCCAACCGATATAGCCGCCACCACCGCCAGGCCGCGCAACCCGACGCCATCCCATCACGTCTTGCGCTACCCATGCGTTACGTTCTCGCGGGCTTAGCTCGTTCCATTTTGCGATAATTTCGTCGTCTATCATTCACTCGCCTCCGCTTCTCCCGTGTTATCAAGACGCCCAGACTCGACTTCCTTTTTGACATGGCTGTAAGCCCATCTGTCCACTTTTAATACCGAATCGCTCCCTTTAGACAACTCTATCTCAACGTCCAGCCACTCTAATAACTTACGGCGACTTATTGCGTCGTTCACTTTGCCGCCTCCTTTTCCCGTTAAATTAGCGTGTTTTAAGTGCCTCTACCGCTTACCCTACCAAATACCCTCCCGCCTGCCCTACGCGCTTAATTTCGCGACAAATTCACGTAATTCTGACGTGTTATCAATGGCCGCGAGGATTGCGTCCGTCTCCGCCGACATTTGCGCGATGAGTTCCGCGAGTGTTTCCGCCTCGGCCAGCGTAGACGACTTGATACGTACGTGATTTAACGCAGCGACAAGACCGTCAAAGGATAACGGGTAGTAACGCTCATTACCGTACGTCTCGCGAATTGGCGGCGGGGCCGAACCGTCTGCAGGCGCTTTGTAACCGGGCGCTTTCGCCGGGTCGACGAGGCGGCGTTCCAATACGATGAAATTGCGATCGTCTGCGGTTAAGCGGAAATTTGCGTTTAGTTGAACGTTTAATTTAGACATGCGTGGACACCTCCTTCATTTCTTTAATTGCATTTCTTTTGCTACAACGGCAGCAACATCTTTCAACCCATGTTTGAGTATCGTGTTGATATACGAAGGGTCCTTCTTCCATCCGTCAATACCGTCTTTCTTGCCGAGTCGCTCTTTACCCAGTTCAAAAATGTCCACCCCAGATAACTCAACTACGCGTTGAAATAAATCATTAAACCCCGCCTTTCTGCCTTTCGGATGGGCACTAGCTGCACGATGCAGTAACCGTCGCACCTCACTGCCTGACATACCTTCGACTTGTTTGAGCGCATCGGGAAGGATTGACCTCGTCTTCCCGTAAAAATCGGTTGACTTTACCTCCGACACAGCCTCGTTTGCTATCTCGATTCGTTCATATATTCGCTCAAGTCTTTCCTCCGTTTGGATCATCCGAGCAAGTAGGGCTGTCAATGTCTCTCTCATTGGACGCAACTCTTCGCGTGTCACTTGCGTCAGGATAGTCTCTAAGGCGCTTTGTACCCGCTGTTCGATCGTCCCTATAGTAGCGTCATTAAGTCCTGCCTGCCCTTTAAAAATACTAGCCACACTTCCCATGATTGTTTCCTCCCTGTTTTTAAATGTTTATAATCTCGCCGGCTCGCGTCCGGCTGTCGAACCCGTTCCGCAACTCTCGCGCAAAATTTAACAACGCATCGAGCGTATTGCCGTAATCCTCAACGACACTGCCGTGCATAAGCGGAATTTCAGCGCTGTACTGCGTGAGGAAGCCGTATCGCTTAAGAAGTGTTCGCGCCTCGTATTCAAATGTCTGAATCGACGCGGAGATATCGGAAATATTATCGATCCGGACCGCGTTCTGTTCGTAAATCGCGATGTCACCGAACCGCTCCTCGTAAAGGCGTAAGCGCTCTGCGTCCGATTCGTCACGGACGTATTCGATCCTGTGCGGCTCGTCGCGTACAGATTCGAGCGTACCGAGGACCGTACCGTAGTCGGCCTCCGCTTTCTCGGCGCGTGCTTCCGCCTGGGCCCGCGCTTCCCGTTCCGCTTTGAGTGCGGCTTTGACTTCGCGAAGCTCGCGTACGGTCATTTCGTCCACCGTTTTCACTGCGCCGGTTGACGGGATTGTGTGCGTGGAGGAAACGAACTTGCCGCGATCGACATCGGATGGGAGCGAGAGCATTTCGAAGATTTTACCGATTGGTAGTGGCGACGTCGCCACCGCACCAAACTGTTCGTAGGCTTTTATGAATTTAAAAGCTGTTGACTCGTCAAAATCACAGTTGACTTTAGCCCAACTTTTAAATTGCCCTTGTGCTAAGTCATTATCTTTAACGTGCTTCAATCTTCGGCCGATTTCAAAAATAGCCTCTCCTGCGATTACTTTGTATGCGTTTATCTCTGCTGTAATTGTTGTTAAGTTCTTGGATAAAACAGCTACTTCGTTCAATATAAAACCTCCTCTATGCTCGTGTTTCGCTTCGCTCAATCTCGCCGTCGCCTATAGGCTCCGAATCATTTTGGGCGTTCAGAATAGTCCGCTAGGAATGAAGGAGCATAGCGACTAAATGACGACGCGTAATGTTTTATCTAGTTCATAGTGGTTCTTGTTAAAAGACTGGTTATAGTTAGTGTCTTCGGTAGCCATGTCGGTAATCACCATGTTGGTATTCGCGGACATGGGCAGTTGTTAGGTCAGCCGCTCGGGTTCGCGATGAACCTACGCTTAAGAGGTGTCGGCCACTATGGACGCCGCCTTATCAAGCTCCACCGGTTCCGCGTCAAATATCGCAAGCTGACTAATCGGCAGCACCGTATACCGCGTGTTCTCCCACCTCCCGTTATTCTCGTCTCGTTTACGAACTGCGCGGATGACTGGCCGCCCGTTCCAACTGTAGTTAACGAGGCTCCTCACGTATCGGTTCGCTGTCTGGCGGTTCACTCCGAGGTATCGCGCGATCTGGTCCTGCGTTGGATAACAGTTGCCCTCCGCGTCCATAAACGATGCGATTACGCAAAGCGTCGTCCAGTTCTGCGCGCCCATATCCGCGATTAGCCCCGCCTTGGCTGCGTCGACGTACATCTTGACAAATATACGTGTCTCCGTTGCGCCAGATGTGACGGAATATTCCGTTTGGGACTCGACGCTGACCAGGCGTTGGGTGTCGTTGGTTAGTACGTTCAT